GAAGAAGACTCTTCAGACGGCAAAAATACTTATCGTCCCAGCGTAAAGATCGCTTTGATGAAAAGGTAATTTGCGGCACGGGCTACCCGCATGAACCACTAGCTTCGGCTAGTCTACTTTAACGGCCCCCAACGGAGACTATATGGCTAAGTACAGAAACGCCTATCGGGATGAAACCGATCAGGCGACAGAAGAGGTGCAAGCGGCACCTACAAAAAGCGCACCAACAACACCCCCAGCAAATGCTGATGAAGAAAGTTTTAAGAAACGCTACGGTGACCTTCGCCGTCATATGCAACAGCAAATGGCGCAACGTGATCAAGAGATTAGTCAGATGCAAGCGCAACTTAATGATGCGACACGCGGACAGATTAAATTCCCTAAGTCTGAAGAAGAAGTCGAAGCGTGGTCTAGCAAGTACCCAGATGTTGCTAAGATCATCGACACTATCGCCCAGAAGCGAATTAAAGAAGTCTATGACGAAGCAAAGGTAGAAATCCAAGATATCAAGAAGCAACAGGATAGTGTCAAAGCTGAGAAAGCTATGATGGAACTAAACAGGTTGCACCCGGATTTTGCTAAGATACGGGGTCAGAAACAATTTCACGATTGGGTAGCTGAACAACCTAAGTATATTCAGGATTCCCTCTATCGTAACAACCAAGATGCCAAGGCGGCGGCTAGAGCAATTGATCTCTACAAGTCCGACAAAGGTATCCGAAGAGTAAGAACTAAGAACTCCAGTGCCGCCGCTCAGGCCATTGGAAGAAGTGGAGTAGCCGCACCAACTAGCGGTAAGTCCATGTTCACAGAAAGTCAGGTACAGAACATGAGTCCAGCCGAGTACGAAAAGAACGAAGCTAAAATCATGGAATCAATCAGTAAAGGGCTGTTTGAATATGATGTAACTGGTGGAGCGCGTTAAACCACTTGCTAATACCTTAGTTAATGTGGTATAACAACCTTAACAAACTGAGCCGAAAACTATGTATTTCTGAAGTCTAACTTTAGTTATACATACTTCCTACCTCACCCTTCCCTTAAATTTCAGAAGAACACTCTAAAGTTACCTAAGTATCTTTGGCCCTTCGCGTGAAGATACCCAAAAGAACTTAGCCCTTAATGAAGTATTCCCTTCTGTTTCGTTCCGGCACTAGTGGCTCCGCCACAAAATTTTAGTGCTGATTTAACTTAACATCTATAGGAGATGCATTATGGCTTTTCAAAAAGCGTCGGGCTATACCAACCTTAACAACGGTAACTTTAGTCCTGTAATTTATTCCCAGAAGGTTCAAAAATCTTTCAGGAATAGCTCAGTGGTGGAAGACATCACTAACACTGATTATATGGGTGAAATCGCCTCTTACGGCGATAGCGTCAAGATAATCAAAGAACCAGAAATCACAGTATCAGATTATGCTCGTGGCACAGCAGTTGCGGCGCAGGATCTAGTAGATGCTGATTTCTCACTCACCATTGATCAAGCGAACTACTACATGTTCAAGATCGATGATATTGAAGCCGCTCACAGCCATGTTAATTTCATGGACTTAGCGACTGATCGTGCCGCATTTAAACTGCGTGACACTTACGACCAAGAAGTATTAGGTTACTTGTCTGGTTTTGAGCGTAACGCTGGTAACACTGCATGGATCGCACGTTCTGCCGCTAACGGTACTAAGGCTGACTCAGCCGCTGGTGCTGACGAACTGTTGCTTGCTAACAAGTTAGACATCACTGATTTCGGTGGTTCTGACAAAGGTGGTTCAGCAGACGGCAATACTCACGCTTTAACTTCAATCCCTCTAGCCGCTGGTGGCGGTACTGGGCCTATCACAAGCCCTCTTGCAGTGCTTAACCGTATGGCTCGTAAGATGGACGAAGCTAACGTGGACACAGCAGATCGTTGGTTCGTTGCAGATCCAGTGTTCTATGAGTTGCTAATGGACGAAGACTCTAAGTTCATCAATGCTGACTTTGGCGGTGGCGAAGAGCTACGCAACGGTCGTGTTGGTAGCGGTCTTATCCGTGGCTTTAAAGTGTACAAGTCTAACAACTTACCATACTTTGGAACAGGTGCAGGAACTTCTTCTGCTACAGGTTCAGAAGAGCACTTTGGTGTAGTTGTAGCTGGACACCAGTCTGCGGTAGCTACTGCACAGCAGTTGGCTAAGACTGAAAGCTACAGAGATACAGCGTCTTTCGCTGATATCGTTCGTGGTATGCAATTGTATGGTCGTAAGATCCTTCGTCCTGAAGGTCTAATGACTGCTCATTACAACTTAGCGTAACCGAGTAAGGGGTAGCCTTCCTAGGAGGGTTGCCCCTTTTTTATATAAATTTAGAGTAATTTGACCAATGCCATCTACTTATCTTAGCCTCACTAATAAACTGCTTCGTAAGATTAACGAAGTAGAAATAGCTGAAGCGGACTTTTCCAACACACGAGGGGTTCAAACCCTTGCTAAGGATGCTATTGCAGATGCTATTGGTCAGATTAACCAAGCTGAATACGAGTGGCCGTTTAACGCCGCTCAACACACACAAGTTTTAGCTGTAGGACAGGAAGAGTATTCTTGGCCTGAGTATTTTAAAGTTGTTGATTGGAATAGCTTTCAGATCCAAAAGAACGACTCTCTTAACGTAGAACACAAGATGCTGGAGTTTATGGATCGTGATGTTTACTACAAAAAGTATAAGAGTGATGATGATAACGCTGGGGTAATCGGTATTAGATGCCCGGAGTTTGTAGCGCCTTCTCACGGTAACGGATACATTGTAAGCCCCTCACCGGACAAGCAATACAACATCCAGTTTAAATACTACATGAATAACGTAGGCTTAACTAATTTCTCTGATCAAACTCGAATTCCAAATTCATATGATAATGTGATTATCGATGGTGCTTTGTACTACATGTACATGTTCCGAGATAACCCAGAAGCCGCTGGCGTATCCATACAGGTGTTCCAGCAAGGCATTAAAAACATGCAGGGTATTTTCATTAACAAATACGAGCGAGTTTACGACACACGGGTTTCTAGAAATTCTAAAATGAGCCCTGAATACATAGGTCTCTAAAATGGCAGATCGCGTACAGTCCTATAAAGTCATTTGTGGCGGTGGTCTTAACAGTAACGAAAATCATCTTGATTTGAGTGAAAACAGCCCCGGTGCCGCAACAAGATTAGTTAACTATGAAGTTAGCCTGTTTGGTGGATATCGTCGGATTGAAGGTTTTACTTCCTACAATGCCAACGCCAATCACCGAGAAGTAGATCCAGTTAACTCTGAAGGTAAGATACTATCTGTATCTATCCATAAAGATGATAATCTAGATGCTACTATCGTCATTGCATCAAGGAAGGTAAAGAAGTTTACCTATACAGCGACAGCAGGACAGACAGTTTTTTCTGGTGCGGATTCTAACTCTCGAACACTGGCTAATAATAACACAGCCAATACCGTAGTTAAGAAGACTGTTGGAAGTACTACTACAACACTATCAGCCTCTTCACATTACAGCCTCGACGGCACTAAAGTTACTCTTTCTTCGGGAGCTTCTGCCGGTGACATAATCGAGATTGATACTAATGAATATAAGTTTTTTAGATATGTACCTTTCGCCGCGTGGGCCCCATATACGACGGGAATCATACACAAGTTTAAAGACGGTATTCGTCAGGTTAAGAAACTTCGCCATGTTAGTTTTAATTTTGGTGATGGTAACAAGATTTGTTTCGTGGATGGTGTTAACAACGCTGTTGTTTTCGACGGAACTAACTGGAAGGCAATTAACCCTTCTAACTCCGGCGGATCATCCAGTCCCGGAGGAAACCAAGCACTAGTAAGACCTGAGTTAGTAGACGCATTTGAGAACCACTTGTTCTTAGGTGGAGACAGAGTAGCTCAAGCTACAATCGCTTACTCCGCACCACTAGATCCTCTGACTTTTACCGCTTCCGCTGGCGCTGGGCAGTTAGCAATTGGTTTCGACGTAGTACAGTTTAAACCCTTCCGTGGTGACTTATTTATTTTTGGTACTAACGGTATTAAGAAAGTTTCCCCCGACGTAACAGCCGGGTTTGTTCTAGACCAGATCACAACCAACGTAGGTTGTATTGCAAGAGATTCGGTGTTGGAGTTAGGGGGTGATCTTGTCTTTCTAGCACCCGATGGATTACGACCGGTAGCGGGTACAAGTAGAATTGGTGACGTTGAGCTAGAGACTATCTCTAAACCAATACAGCAATTACTTACTGCACTACCGCAGGATTACGATCTAGAAACACTTAACGGAGTAGTCATCCGAAGTAAGTCTCAATTGAGATACTTTGTTGGAGATGACGATATATTCACTCAAGACAGCTTCGGTATTATCGGCGGTCTTAGGTCAGCAGACCAACGACTAGGATGGGAGTTTGGTGAATTAGTTGGTATCCGGGCGAGTTGTTGTGACTCCGCTTATGTAGGATCCAGCGAACTAGTTTTACACGGAGACTATAACGGGAAAGTCTACCAGCAGGAAAAGACTAACCAGTTCGACGGCCAAGATATCCTAGCCGTGTACGCAACCCCGTTTTTTGATTACGGCGACACCGAGGTCAAAAAGACCATGCGTAAAGCCAATACATTTATTCGTGCTGAAGGCCCACTAACTCTGAACATGGCTGTGACTTACGATTGGGAAGATCCCAATACAGCAAAGCCTAGTTCCTATTCACAAGAATCGTCGGGCGCACCAGTACGATATAAAGGGAAAAATATTAATTATGGCGGTACAAATATTAACTACGGGGGCACAGAAAAGCCCATCATTACAACGAGCTTACAAGGCTCAGGGTACGCTACTCAGCTTACCTTCGTTACTTTGGGGAATTTTAACCCTTACAGCATCCAAGGTATTGTTTTTGAATTTAGCATCGCAGGGAGACGTTAATGGCTGGATATACTAGACAATCGGTCGCGGACATCATCAACGGTGCTAATATTACTGCACCGCCACTTAATGCAGAATTTAACCAGCTTCTGGCCGCTTTTAACTCATCAACAGGACACTCACACGATGGTTCAACAGGGAACGCACCAAAGATACCGCTTACTACCTCCGTATCTGGTTATCTTCCTGTGGTTCACGGTGGTGTTGGCGGACGTAACAACACGACTGCCACGTCCGACCCAACAGCAACCAATGATAACACTGAGGGCTACGCCCCCGGCTCGTTGTGGATCAACGCCTCCACCGGCTATACACACCTATGTTTATACAACACGACGAACAACGCTAACTGGGTAACACTAGTTGCCGCTAGTTTTGGCACAGGTATTATTGCACCGAAGGTCACGAACACCGTAGATATCGGTACAGCTACATTACAGTTTAAAGATGTTTATGTAGATGGTATTGGATACATTGATAATATCAGTTCCGAAACTATGTCCAGCACGGGCAATACTTCTGTTGGTGGTGTTCTAGCTGTTACAGGTAATACTACAGTAGGCGGTACTCTAGGAGTAACAGGCCTAAGTACTCTAGCTTCATTGGGCGTAACGACTACTCTGACAGTAGGCGGTAGTGTAGGTATTACTGGCAACACAATCATGTCTGGTAACCTCACGGTTAACGGCAATACTACAATTGGTAATGCGGCCTCTGACACTGTCACAGTTACAGCAGACGTAGCATCTCACCTTATTCCTTCAGCAGACTCTACTTATGATCTCGGTGCTACCGGGTCTGAGTGGCGTAATCTGTATATCGACGGCACAGCAAACATTGACTCGCTTGTAGCCGACACAGCGGATATTAACGCTGGTAGCGTAGACGGCACTACAGTTGGTGCGGGTACACCCGCGTCTGGTAGTTTTGCAGGGCTTACAGCTACAGGTACAGTTAACTTCTCTGGTGCTACAGTATCTAATCTAGGTGCAGTAACTACAGCCGACATTAATGGCGGTACAGTAGATGGTGTTACTTTAGGTACCAACAGCGCAGTAACAGAAGCACAGATCGACAATATCAATATTAATGGTAATGCGATTACTAGCACTAACTCGAATGGAAACATCGACCTTACTCCAGCAGGATCAGGCGAAGTTAACATTAGCAAAGTAGACATCAACAGCGGTGCTATCGACGGGACTACTATCGGTAGTTCTTCTGCTTCTAGTGGTGCATTCACAACAGTTTCAACAACAGGCCAAGCTACACTTGCTACAGTAGATATCAATGGTGGTGCCATCGACGGTACAGCTATTGGTGGTACTACGGCATCTACAGGTGCCTTCACTACTGTCTCCGCAACTACATACACGGGTGCTGTCTCTGGTAACGTAACCGGCAATGTCACAGGTAATGTGACGGGTAACGTAACAGGAGATCTCACTGGGGATGTAACGGGTGACGTTACAGGTAATATCACAGCTAGTTCTGGCCTATCTACGTTTAACAATGTTGTCGTTAACGGTACAACTAACTTTACCAACACAACTCTAACAAACGTAACAGATCCAACTAATGCACAGGATGCGGCTACTAAGAACTATGTAGATACTCAGTTATCTGGATTAGTAGATTCTGCACCGGGTACACTCGATACACTGAATGAACTTGCCGCCGCTCTAGGTGACGACCCTAACTTCAGTGCAACAATTACAGCAGAGATTGCGACTAAGCTACCTAAAGCCGGTGGGACAATGTCGGGCGCTATCGCTATGGGATCTAATAAGATCACTGGCGTTACAAATCCTACAGCTAATCAAGATGCATCGACTAAAGCCTACACAGACGCCCAGCGCGATACTCGTGTAGCTAAGACAGGCGACTCTATGTCTGGTGCCCTTGCTATGGGTACAAACAAGATTACAGGCCTCGGTACTCCGACAGCTAATGCTGACGCTACTACCAAGCTCTATGTCGATAACATCCTTGGATCAGCTACGGTTGCCGCTACTTCGGCTTCTAATGCGGCTTCAAGTCAAACAGCCGCCGCAAATAGTGCGACAGCTTCGGCTAATAGCGCGACAGCTTCCGCCGCAAGTGCCGCTTCTGCCGCCGCTTCATACGATCTATTTGATGACAGATTCCTCGGTGCTAAGTCTAGTGCGCCTTCCGCAGACAACGACGGTGGATCTCTCGTTGTAGGTACTTTGTACTTTGACACGACTGCACAGCTTATGAAGGTCTACGGATCTTCTGGATGGCAATCAGCCGGTTCAGCAGTCAACGGTACATCTGAGCGTTATAAGTATGTAGCGACAAACAACCAAACCACGTTTAGTGGAGCAGATGCTAACAGTAATGCACTTGGCTACGATGCCGGGTTCCTTGACGTTTATCTGTCAGGTATCCGTCTCGTTAACGGTGTGGACTTCACAGCTACTTCAGGAACTAGCGTTCAGTTAGCTTCTGGCGCGACTACAGGTGATATCCTAGAGATAGTAACTTACGGTACCTTCGTATTATCTAACCAGACGCTAAATGGTCTTACTGACGTTAATACAGGTGGGGTAAGTACGAATAATATTCTTGCTTACAACGGTAGTACTTTTGTACCTACCGCTACGCCTACATTCACTTCCTTAACTTCGCCTACCATTACAGGCAACACTACATTTACCTCGGCCCAAACTACTTTAAGGGCAGATGATGCATTCTTACGGGTAGAAGAAGCGGATGGTACGGATATAGCTTACCTCGGGGATATTACTGGAGCGGGTGTAGGTGGTTTATTCCTTTATAATCACGGTGGTTCTGGTAATACAATTCTTAGGGCTGATGCGGCTTCTACTATTGCTCATGGTTTAAGTGTTGGTGGTGATGTAACTATTACAGCAAACGTGCTTCATTCTGGTGACAGCGATACCTACTTTGGCTTTAACGCCAATGACTCTTGGCGAGTTGTTACGGGTAACGAAGAGAGATTGAAGGTCAATAATGGCGAAGTAGTTGTCAATGATAACAGTGTGGATATGGACTTCCGTGTTGAGTCTAACAGTAATACTCATGCTCTTTTTGTCAATGGAGACCTTGGTACCGTTGGCATTAACTGTACGGCTACTAACGCCAAATTAGAAGTAGTTTCAACGTCAGGAGAAGTATTTAGAGCAGATTCTAGTGGAGGAGCTTACCGTGTTGTAGTCAACCAAACAGGCGTTAATATGAACGGTCTGGTCGGGGTTGGAACCACAAATCCAGTAGCACCGTTTGCAGTGGGTGGATCAGGTAGGCGTATTGAAGTTGATGGAGCTTCTGGTGTTATAAGAGGCTTTGACCGTAGTGCTTCTTGGGCGGCATTAGATTTTGAGGCTTCTGCTTATACTTTTGATGTTTCAACTGCTCGTATGATGGATATTACTTCTAGTGGAGTTGTAATTAACGAAGACAGTGCAGACGCAGACTTCCGCGTTGAGTCAAACAGCAACACTCACGCACTGTTTGTTGACGCAGGGCTTAATCGTGTGGGCGTTCTTACTAGCTCCCCTGCCGCACCGCTAGACATACAGTTTGGTGATAATTCAAATATCCTAAGAGGTTCCTACGCTTCTGGCGAAGATAATTTCTTCTTAGAGCTAGACTCAAAGATAGTCACTGGCGGCGTTGTTGGATATCAGTTCCACCTCAAGAACAACGGCACTGCGTATAACAACACGCTTACACTAGATCGGGGGAACGTAGGAGTAGGCGTTGAATCCGCTGACGCGAAACTGCATGTAAACGGCAACTTCCTAGCTCAAAGTTCTACAACTCTTAACTCAACTATCCGTGCCACAGGAAATAACACTAGGGCAATCGGTAATTATCAGGCGCATGACAGTAGCGGCAATGATGTAAATATGGTTATGGGTGTGTTTGGAGATGCCAACAGAGGCGAAATCTCAACCGCCACAAACCATACGTTACGTTTATATGTAAACAATCAGCCCTCTAAGTATCTTGAAATTGGAACTACTGGTCAGATTTTTACTAGTCACGGCATGGTTATCAACGAAGATAGCCACGATAGCGACTTCCGTGTTGAGTCTAACAACAACAGCCATATGCTCTTTGTGGATGCTGGCGGTGATAAGGTCGGTATAAATAATAACGCCCCCGGCACCGAGTTAGATGTCACTGGTGGTATGCGTTCAGACTACATTTACCATAACGCGGCTTATTCTCAAACAGGCGGTGTAAGTTTAAACTACTGGAAAATCGGAAGGATCGGTGTTTCCGGCCCATCGTCTGGCGAATTAACAATGTACGGATCGCGGGGTAGTTACTCTGCGGGGTACCCAATTGCCGGTAAAACCGTGTTTCAATTCCGTGGGGGAACGACTGCTACTGTTTTAGATGCTGTATGGCATAGTGAAGGGCAAAACGGCGTTAAAATACCTATAATGGGGTACGTCCCAGTAGGTAGCCACGAGTTTGACATATACGCGCAGTTACCCAGCTACTGTTCGTTAGAACACGCTGTTAGTACAGGTGGAGGTTGGACAGAAAGCATTTCAAATACAGGAAGCTCAAGCGCACCAACAGGCTTTGTCAATGTCGCTCCTCAGTTCAATGTACTTCTAGGCAACTATTCTAATTTCCTTGTAACTCAAAACTCCGTAATTGTTAACGAAGATAGTTATGACGTTGATTTCCGCGTTGAGTCTAACGCTGACACCCATGCGTTATTTGTTGATGCTGATAATGACCAAGTTTTAATAGGAAATATAGCATCTACTCAAGGAGAAGATTATTTACGGTTTGATGCAAGACCGGGAACTTCAGGTCACTTAATAATTTCAGGTCGTGATGACACTTCTACTAAAAACCACCATGTCTTTGTAAATCCTAATGGTGTAGTGGGTAGTATTCAGACAGCAGGTTCTGCAACAGCTTATAACACGTCTTCAGACCAACGGCTAAAAGAAAACATTGCAGACGCTGATGACGCAGGTAGCAAGATAGACTCTATTCAAGTACGCAAGTTTGACTGGAAAGCTGATGGCTCTCACCAAGACTACGGCATGATTGCTCAGGAACTACAGACTGTTGCACCAGAGGCTGTATCAGCTTTAGAAGACCCAGACGAAATGATGGGCGTGGACTACAGCAAGCTAGTACCAATGCTTGTTAAAGAAATTCAAACCTTACGATCACGAATAACCGCGTTG